TATCCTAAAAGATAAGTATATTGTTAATGGTTCTGATATGGCTCAAATCGGTTGGGTAGAAGTAACAACTGAGAACGGAGCGACAGGCTACCTATGGTACTTGAAGTCTGAGCATGAGACTCGTCTTCGCTTTGAGGATTACATCGAGACATCTATGATTGAGGCAGTTCCTGCTGAAGCAGGTTCGGGTGTTGTAACTCAAACAACAGTGGGTGCTGAAGATGTAGGTAATAAAGGTTCTGAAGGTATCTTCTACACAGTAGAAAACAGAGGTAATGTATGGGCAGGTGGTAATCCTGCATCCCTTGCAGAATTTGACACAATCATTTCTCGTCTTGATAAGCAAGGTGCTATCGAGGAGAATGTAATCTTCCTTGACAGAGACTTCGGATTCGACATTGATGATATGTTAGCAGCACAGAACTCTTACGGTGTTGGTGGTACATCATACGGATTGTTTGACAACGATGAGCAGATGGCATTGAATCTAGGATTCACAGGATTCCGTAGAGGATATGACTTCTACAAGTCTGATTGGAAATACTTGAATGACCCAACTATGCGTGGAGGACTACCTACAGGTGCAGGTTCAGGTCGTGTGAATGGTCTATTAGTACCTGCAGGTACAACAAGCGTATACGACCAAGTTCTTGGTAAGAACGCTAAGAGACCTTTCCTACACATTCGTTATCGTGCTTCTCAAGCAGAAGACCGTAAGATGAAGACTTGGATTACAGGTTCAGCAGGTGGTGCAGCTACATCTGATTTAGATGCAATGGAAGTAAACTTCCTATCTGAAAGATGTGTATGTACTATGGGTGCAAACAACTTCTTCTTATTCGAGGAGTAAGATTGATTATACTACAGATTTTATAATAATGACAGGATTGGTGGAGTGTCTTTCGAGGCACTCCTAATCCTTTTTAAATTAAATTAAATTCAAATGAAAAAAGAAATAAAAGACCGTACCTATCGGTTACTAAGAGGTGCAGCACCTCTAACATTCATCCTTCCATCTAGAAACTCAAGAAGGTCTCCGTTGATGCACTTTGATGAATCAAAGAATGAGAACAGGGTATTAAGGTATGCCTCTAATCAAAAGAGTATCTTTGAGGATGAGCAGGATGGCAATGCTATTATAACGCCAATTATCTTTGAGGATGGATTCCTTAGAGTTCCAAAGAACAATCCAATATTACAGGAGTTTCTTTACTACCACCCAATGAACGGTAAAAAGTTTGAAGAGGTAGATAATGAGAGGGATGCTAAAGAAGAATTAAGCTACCTTGAACAAGAGATTGATGCTTTGGCTACAGCTAAAGATTTGACAATCGAGCAGGCAGAAGCAGTTGGTAGAATATTGCTATCGTCTAATGTAGCTAATATGACTACTGCCGAATTGCGTAGAGATTTAATGGTTTATGCAAGGAGGGATGCACAAGGTTTTATGGCAGCAGTAACAAATCCTGAGTTACAGCTAGTGTCAAAGATTAATAAGTTTGTGGATGAGAGATTAATCTCAATCCGTAACAATGGAAGAGATGTACACTATAACCTAAAGGATAATAAGAAAAGGTTGGTGGCAGTTCCGTTTGGAGAGGACACCATAAACTTTTTGGCATCTTACTTTAAGAGTGATGAGGGCGTTGAAGTCCTTGAGTTCTTAGAGAAGAAGATTAAATAATCTTTTATAAACATATTTTCTTTTTTTTTTGAAGTGAGTTCTCAGAAACTCACTTCTTTTTTTTGTTTATCTTTGTACAAAGACTTAGTATATGATAAACTCTGTAAGAAATACAGTATTGGCTATACTCAATAAGAACAACTATGGATATATTTCTCCATCAGATTTTAACTTGTTTGCAAAGCAGGCACAGATGGATATATTCGAGGACTACTTTACGACATATAACTACTATGTAAATAAAGAAAACGCAAGGCAGTCGGGAACAGGGTACGCTGATATTAAGAAGGGAATGGAAGAGGTTATAGATTACTTCTCCTTAGAAAAAGACTTGACACACGATGCAGCAAACAAGTTCTTCTTACCATCTCCAACAACAACAGGAGAGGACTATTATTTTATTAATAAGGTTATAGTGGTTACATCAAAAGCAGAAGCAGAGAATGTTTCTAACAAGAACATTACTATGCTTACCAACTCTTTATTAACGAGTCCAACGGATTTGTTCCCTGCGTATAGTCAAGAAGGAAACTTTATCTATCTATACCCTAATACCATAAATACGCAGGGCGATGTAAGGGCGCAGTATATTAGATACCCTAAAGACCCTAAGTGGACATATGTGTCTCTATCAGGTGGAGAGCCATCATTTGATCAATCACAACCTGACTTCCAAGACTTTGAACTTCCTTTGGATGATGAGAATAACTTGGTAAATAAGATTCTGCAATACGCAGGTATGAGTATCAGAGAGATTCAAACGGTACAATTTGCACAGGCAGAAGAACAGATTGATAGTAACGAACTAAAATAATAAGTAATGGCATATATAAGTGCATATCAATATTACGAGAATGGGGGTGTAGCACCTACAGATTCTAATTGGGGTTCATACCAATATGTCAGTTTGTTTGATATTGTCAACAACTTCATGTTGATGTATCAAGGAAACCATAGCCTTGTTAATAACGAGCCAAGATATAAGATTCTATTCCATGCAAAGAGGGGAATACAGGAGTTGAACTACGATGCCTTTAAGGAGGTAAAGATTTTGGAATTAGATGTATGTGATAATCTTAGGTTTATCTTACCTCCCGATTATGTGAATTGGGTTAGAATATCTATGTATAAAAATGGAACACTATATCCATTAAGTGAAAACATACAGACTAATTGGAGTGATGCCTACCTACAAGATAATGATTGTAATATATTATTTGATGAGGATGGCAATGTACTTAAACCCGAAGAATCAAAACTTGACTTAGATAGGGTTACAGGTCAAAAGAAGTCTATATACCTAAATCAAAATAGTCAGTTTGATGGGATGGAAGGGTATTGCTACGATGGGTGTTGGTACTTTGATTATACTCTCGGTTCAAGATTTGGACTAAACACAGAGACTGCAAACATAAATCCAACCTTTAGCATTGATAGAAAAGGTGGTGTGATAAACTTCTCGTCAGGAATGGCAGGAGAATTGTGTGTGCTTGAGTATGTATCTGATGGCATGGAAAGTGGAGACAACTCTAAGATAACTGTAAATAAATTATTCGAGGATTATATCTATGCGTACATTGAGTATGCAATCCTCAACTCTAAACTTGGTGTACAGGAGTATGTGGTAAACAGAGCAAGGAGAAGAAAGACAGCACTCCTAAGAAACGCAAAGATAAGATTGAGCAATATACATCCTAGTAGACTTCTTATGAATCTTAGAGGTCAAAACAAGTGGCTAAAGTAGTATGGCAAATTATCAAAGAAATTTTGTATTAGGTAAAATGAATAAGGACACCGACCAACGCCTTATTCGTAACGGAGAATACATTGATGCAATAAATATTAGGATTGGTTCAGAAGAAACCAACTCCGAGATAGGTGCTGTATCTAATGTAAAAGGTAACGCCAAGTTAACTACTCTGATGTTTGATGGAGTAGAACTATCTGCTAATGCAAGATGTATAGGTGCATATGAGGATGGGGAGGCAGAGACTATCTATTGGTTTATTCACGACAATAATTTTATTTCGAGTAATACAGGTAAGATAGATATGATAGTGTCGTTTGACACTAAAACATCTGCCCTTACATATCATGTGGTATCTATAGATGATGGTGGTGGTGTTAATACAACATTAAACTTTGATGAGCAGTATCTAATCACAGGAGTAGACTTGGTTGATGACCTGTTGTTTTTTACGGACAATCTAAATCCACCAAGAAAAATAAATGTAACTAAGGCTTATGCTCAACCTGTCAATGTTACCTCTACTGATGGTATTACAGCAGAGCAGTTGTTGGTTTTAAAAAGACCACCTACAAATTCTCCAACCATTCAATCCGTAGAGACATCTACTCAAAACAACTTCCTTGAAGAAAGGTTTGTGTCGTTTGCATATAGATATAGATACGAGGATGGAGAGTATTCAGCTACATCTCAGTTTTCTGAGCCTTCATTTATACCAAATGTATTCAAGTTTACAACTGATGCTTTCTTAAATGAAGGAATGGCAAATATTACTAATGCTTGTATTATCACATACAACGCAGGTGGATTTTTAGTTAAGAGTATAGAGTTGTTGTTCAAGGATATGAACACAGGAATCATCAAGGTTATTGAGGAACTTGATAAGGATGAGTTAGGATTGGTCGACAACACAGACTATACATTTACATTTAGTAACAGCAAAATATTTACGGTACTGCCTGATAGCGAGATACTTAGGTTATATGACAATGTACCAAGATTGGCACAGGCACAGACGATTATGGGTAATCGTTTGGTGTATGGTAACTATGTTGAAGGATATGACTTAGTTGATGTTGCAGGCAATGCTACTAAGTTAGAGTATGTTACTGAACTTGTTGCAAACGAAGTAGGCAGTCTTGATATTGATGGAACTACATCTATAGGAACATATAGTATAAATGGAACACAAAACATATCTGACTCTATTTTAAATATAGATTTAGATGGAGTTGAATTAAAAATAGGTTCTTTACTCTCAATAACTATTAGGTTTTCTCATAGTACATTTACAGGAGACACACCTCCTCCTGCTCAAACCACTACAACTATAGAAATAAACTTTATATACACATTACAACAAAACTTTAATAGTGTTTTTGAGTTAGCTAATGATACGGATTTTATAGAAAAAATAGGTACAGCAGCAAATATACAAACAGTTAATAATGCGTGTAATGGAACTACATTTACAGATGTATTTAATTGTTCCATACCAACTAATTTAGATTCTCTAACAAAATATCAGAGTGGTATTACGACAGTTAATGAGCCAATATCTATTATATCTAGCGCATCTTCTACTGTAATAGGATTGCAGCTACCTGCTATGAGGTTTGTTGATGATATTCTTACACCAACATTTAATGTGTATGAGTATTATGGTATTATTGCTTCTGAAATTCAATTTGTTGAGACAGGTTCTCCAAAAAGTTTACATAGTAATAGAGGATATGAGGTCGGTATTGTATATATGGATGAATACAATCGTTCAACTACAGCTTTAGTTAGTGCGACAAATAACATTCATGTTCCTTGCTCAAACTCTGATTTACAAAATAAGATTAGAGTAACGATACCTAACACACAGATTGCTCCATA